TTGTACTAAACTTAAATGGTACTGGTTCATTTGAGGTTGGTGAAACTGTAATCCAAAATAGTGGTGCTGTTGATAGCCAGGGTGCTACAATCTATATTGAAGGTGAATTAGCAGCTTGGGATAGTGTAACAGGTGATTCTGTCATTATTGATGAAGTTGGTAGGGATGGAACAGCTCGTAAGTTCTATGCATCTGGTAGCTATCCATTAATTGGTGAGAAGTCTGGTGCTTCATATATTATTTTGAGTACTGATACATCTATCTCTAATGATGTTCAATCGCAGAATGATGACTTCGAAGACCTTGGTGATAATGTAATCGACTTTACAGAAACTAATCCATTTGGATCACCTGGAGACCTATAATGTTTAGTGGTCATTTCTATCACGCACAAATCCGTAGAATGGTATCAGTATTTGGTACGATGTTTAATAACATTGAGGTACGCAAAACAGATAGCAATGGTAATGTATTAGAAACAACTAAGGTTCCTTTAGCCTATGGTCCAAAACATAAATGGTTAGCTAGATTAGATAACTCTCCAAGTCTAACAGATCCTAAATTAGCTATTAAGTTACCAAGAATGGCATTTGAGATTTCAGCATTACAATATGATGCTGCAACTGCTCTTAATAAGACAAACCAAATTAGAATTACAGATCCAGAAGACTCAACAAAATATAAAACAGTCTATGGTCCTGTGCCTTATCGTATTGGATTCCAATTGAATATTATGTCAAAGCAGCAAGATGAAGCTTTGCAGGTACTGGAACAGATACTACCATATTTTAAACCAGACTTCAATGTTACAATTAATGATGTACCAGAAATGGGTATCAAGAGTGATGTGCCAATCACATTAGCTAATGTTACAATGAATGATGAGTATGAGGGTGATATGTTAACTCGTCGTGCTATTGTTTATACATTAGACTTTGAAGCTAGAATTAGATTCTATACTGGTATTGATAGTAAAGGATTCATTCAGTATGCATCTGCAGATATGAATGTTTGGAATAGTGAAGAAACATATGGATTTACAGAAGAAGTAGTAGCTGAGGGTGATCCCGCAACACTCAATACTGAGGATGATATAGATACTACAGATGATAATGTAATCACACCGTAATTATGAACGAAAAATTTGATGAAATTACAGCAAGTCTTAAGAAGAACTTGCCTGAGACTATCGAAGAACCTAACCATCCGGTTAAGGTTGAGCAGAATCGTGACATTAAAGACGATTACAAATACTCTCGTGAAACATACAAAGATCTAATTGATAAGGGTAGCCTTGCCTTAGATGGTATGTTAGAACTTGCAGCAGAATCTGAGCATCCAAGAGCCTATGAGGTGCTATCTGGTATGATGAAGAACATGGCAGATATTACAGACAAGTTGATGGATCTTCAAAAGAAGAAAGAAGATATAGAAAGCAAGAAGCAAACAACATCAACTCCAGGCACAGTTAATAATAATATGTTTGTTGGTAGTACTACTGATCTTCAGAGAATGCTAGCTAAAGGTGATACTATAGATGTCGATCCAGACAAATGACTCTTATCTAGGTAATCCAAACGTCAAAAGAGATGGCGTATCAACAGAGTTTACCAAAGAACAAATACAAATATATCAAAGATGTATGCAGGACGCTGCATACTTTGCAAAGCATTATCTAAAAGTAATTCATCTTGATAAGGGTTTAGTACCATTTGATCTTTATCCATATCAAGAAAAAATGTTTGATCATTTTGATAGCAATAGATTTTCTATTGTACTTGCCTGCCGACAATCAGGTAAATCGATTTCTTCTGTAGCTTATCTGCTATGGTATGCAATGTTCCATCCAGAACAAACAATTGCTATCCTAGCTAACAAAGGAGCTACAGCAAAGGAAATGCTAGCTCGTATTACCTTAATGTTGGAAAATACACCATTCTTCTTACAGCCTGGGTGTAAGGCACTCAACAAAGGTAGTATCGAGTTTAGTAATAACAGCAGAATTATTGCAGCAGCCACATCTGGTTCATCTATTCGTGGTATGTCTATCAACCTTCTATATCTTGATGAGTTTGCATTCGTTGAGAATGATGCTGAATTCTATACTTCAACATATCCTGTAATTTCATCTGGTAAATCATCAAGAGTTATTATTACATCTACAGCAAATGGATTAGGTAATCTATTTCATAAGTTATGGGAAGGTGCTGTACAAAAGACAAATGAGTTTCAACCATTCAGAGTTGATTGGTGGGACGTTCCAGGTCGAGATGAGGAATGGAAGAATCAAACAATAGCAAATACGTCTGAGTTACAATTCCAGCAGGAATTTGGTAATGACTTCTTAGGTACTGGTAACACTTTGATTGCTGGTGAAACATTACTTAAACTAATTGCACATACACCTATTAAAAGAGATGGTAATGTGAGAGTCTATAAGAAACCTGAGAAGGATCACAAATACTTAATGACAGTGGATGTTGCTAAAGGTAGAGGAGTTGACTATAGTACATTTAATATTATAGACATCTCAGTTGAACCTTTCCAGCAAGTATGTGTATTCCAAGATAATATGATATCACCATTACTGTTTCCTGATGTAATATACAAGTATGCAAAAAAGTATAATGAAGCGTATGTTGTGATCGAATCTAACGATCAAGGAATGGTTGTATGTAATGGTCTATATTACGATTTAGAATATGAGCAAATGCATGTAGAGAGTCTACTGAAAGCAAATGCTCTTGGTGTGACAATGAATAAGAAGGTTAAACGTATTGGTTGTTCACATATTAAAGATTTAGTTGAGAGACATAAAATAGAATTAGTAGATGCAGAAACAATTATTGAGGCATCTACATTTGTTCATAAAGGTCAATCATATGAAGCAAGTGATGGTAATCACGATGACTTAATGATGAATCTTGTAATGTTTGGCTGGTTTGCTGCCACTGATATGTTCCATAATATGACAGATATTAAGTTAAAATCAATGTTATATGAGGAAACTATTAGGAAAGCAGAAGATGAATTAGTGCCTTTTGGTGAGATAGATGATGGTCTTCCTACCAAAGAGGTATTTGAATTTGGTGAAAAAGGTGTATGGCAGGTAGTAGGGAACGAAGAGTTCTAATTCTTGTTATTTATAAATAGTTTCAGTGAAAATACCGTATTATGAAATTTTTCTTATTAAACTAACTGAAGGGGAACCCTATGGCATTTCAAGTCTCACCTGGTGTTGAGGTCAAGGAAATTGACCTTACCAACGTTGTTCCTGCAGTATCTACATCCATTGGTGCCTTCGTCGGTAACTTTGCATGGGGACCTGTCGAGGAACCAACTACCATTACATCAGAGAAAGATTTGGCTGAAACTTTTGGTGTACCGTCTGCATC